TGTGCGGTCGGTGTTCATGGGGAAGGTGCAAGCCAACATCGATAGCCTTGGGCTCGCTGGGGCCGATACGGTGCTGGCTGCGATGCCAAACACCACGAAGGCCGCCGAAGAAACGTTCAAGCCGTCCGACGTTATCAAAAATACGTTGGCATACGAGCGCGCCCGATGCGCCGACAACGTGCAAGCGGTCGCCGATTCAACCAAGCATCGCTTGAAGTCGCTAATCATGGCGCACGAACAGCAGCGCCTTCTCGGCTCGAAGCCACCTGCGCACGCACTGCAGCAGGACCTGTTCGACACGTTCGCCGACCTCAACCGCGACTGGCGCCGCATTGCCACGACGGAAGTAGGGGACGCCGCTGGCAATGGCCTGATCGGCTCGCTGAAGGCTGGCACGAAGGTACGCCGCATCGAGCAGTACAAGAGCGCATGCCCGTTCTGCAAAAAGATTCATGGGCTCGTCTTCACGGTCGTAGACCCTGACAAGAAAGATAAGAACTGGGACACGGAAGTGTGGGTCGGCAAGACGAATATCGGTCGCTCTGCCGCGAAGCAAAAGCGCACTGCTGAAGGAATGGTTGACCGCACCGACTCTGAAATGTGGAAGGTCCCGGCTGGAACGGTTCATCCGCATTGCCGCGGTACATGGCACGTCCTGGACGATGCCAAACCAGCCGACGATCCGGACTTTGCGAAGTGGCTCGACAACCTGTTCGCATCAAATCCGCAAAAGTTTGGCGAAGACGTTCCCGAAAAAAAGTCGTGATAACAACATGAAGGTCATGGAAAACGACGCACTCGAACAAGCTCAGTTGGACGCACTGCCGTCCTTTGTGAGTATTTCGCCAATGCTTAAAGCGACGCCTGCTACTGAGGGCGATCGCCGGTATGTGTACGTCGAAGCTTCCAACGAATCAGTCGATCAACAGGGCGAGATTGTTCTGTGCAAAGCGCTTGAGAACTCCATGGAGTTTTTCCAGCGCTTTGGCAATCTCGACCTTGAGCACTACACACAGATCGGTGCGCGCGCAGGCATTCCGAATCATGAGTCGTACGAAATCGGCACGCCGGTTGATGTGCGCATTCAGAAGTCGGAAACGTTCGTGAAGGGCGAGATTTATCAGGGCAGCGGAAAGATGGCCGAAAAGGCAAACCTCTTTTGGGGTTCGCTCACGGAAATCAATCCGCCGAAGCGCTGGTACACGTCCGTAGGGGGCGCGGTGCTCGAAAAGAGCATGCAGATTGACCCCGTCTCGAAAGGCCGCGTGCCGGTTATTGAGCGCGTCCGCTGGTCAAACCTCGCCTTCTCGGCGACTCCCGTCAACGCCAACCTGCGCCCCGCTTCCCTCGTGCCATTCGGCCCGCTGGCGAAGTCGTGGGGTGCGTATGGGCTCGACGTTGTGAAGTCGCTGCAGGCCGGTTACGGCAGCGATAGCGCGACTCTCGCGGGTGGCTCTGCCATTGGTGAGCAGTCGCTAGATGACGCGCTTTATTCGTATTGGACTTTCCGTGACGAACTCGCCAACGCCATCGGCAACGAGGAAATCTCAATGGGAAGTTTGAAGGAAATGGTCAGGGAGGCCGGCGCGCGTTTCGGTCTTTCGAAGACCGTCGCTGCTGACTACGTCAAGCGGTTTTTGGACGATCTTAAACGCGGTTAAACGGAGCTTAAACGATGAATTTTGAAGAACTGCAAGCGGCGATCGCTCAACAGGCAACCCTCGCCAAGTCCCTTTCTGCCGCTCAGGTGGACGAGAAGGGTAACGCAACCGTCACGGCTGACGCTGCAAGTGGTGCTGCAGCCGGTGGAAAGAAGCTCGACGCCGACGGCAACGAGATCGATGACGGCACTGGCAACGGCGACCTCACCGACGGCTCGCCGATGATCAAGTCGTTCAAGCTCGTGCTCGAAGACGGCACCGAAATGGAAGCGCAAGACGCAACCGAAATGGTCAAGTGCTTGATGACCGAACTGAACAGCGTCAAGGGCGCGCAAGTCACGCAAGCCGAAGAAATGGCGAAGTCGTTCGAAGGTGTCGTCGGCCTCGTCGGCTCGCTGACGGAAGGCTTGAAGCAGACCCGCGAAGACGTGCTCGCCCTGGCGAAGCGCGGCGACGAACTGAAGACCGCGAACTCGCTGCTGACGAAGGCGCTCGGTTCTGTTGGTAACCAAGGTCGCGGCGTTCGCAGCGTCACCCTCGGCGCACGCCCGAACCTGAACGGCACGGAAACCCCGGCCGGTAAGGGTCCGAGCATGTCGGAAATCCTGTCGAAGGCAGAAGGTGCACTTACGGCAGGCCGCATTACGGGCACGGAAGCTGTGCGGGTACAGAGCGCTGTCAATTTGGGCGTTCTCCCCGAGCAGGCCATTCTGGACCGCATCTTCAACTAAGCAATAACGGCAACTTTCGGAGTCCGTAAAACTATGAATTTTCTGAATTTCAACCCCACTGGCGCGACGAACGCTGGCGCAATGGGTCAGGACGAATTCACCGCCCTGCAGAAGGCGCTCGAAGTTCCGCTCGAAGCCGGTTACGGCTCGGACGTATCGACGCTGACTGGCGGTTCCGCGCTGCGCATCCAGTCTCTGGATCTCGCGCTGCAGGCAACCGTGCAGGAAAACCGTCACTTCGCCCTGTTCAACAAGCTGCCGAAGCCCCGCGCATCGGCCGTGCTTGACGAGTGGACGGAACAGCACAGCATCGGCGGTTTCTTCGGCTCGACGTTCAACACCCAGGACGGCGCGGCGATGCAAACTGCTGGTCAATACCAGCGCATGGTCGGTCAGGTCAAATACCTGACGACTTACCGCTCGATCCCGGTTGTGCTGCAACAGCAAAACAACATCGTGGACGCGGTGACCATCGAAACGACCAACGGCACGAAGCAGTTGCTGACGGACATCGAAGTCGGCTTGTTCGAGGGCGATAGTTCGGTTCTGCCGTTGTCGTTCGACGGTATCGCCAAGCAGATCACCAGCTTGGGCAGCAGCGATCACGTGATCGACATGCGCGGTGCAGCACTGTCCAGCATCGACCCGATCGCCACCGCCGCTGAAGTCATCTTCGGTTTCGGCAACTTCGGCCGCGCGACCGATATCTTCTTGCCGGCGAGCGTGCAGACCGACCTGAACACGGACCTCGATCCGGCGTTCCGCGTGATTCAAGACGGCCAAGCCAGCACCACGGTTCGCGGTACGGCTGTGACCGGCATTCAGACCTCGTACGGTCAAATCAAGACCAACACGGACGTGTTCATCCGTGACGAGCGCCTGAAGTCCCCGTTCGAAGTGCGCGCGCCGTGGTTCTTGGCAATCGCTGTCGCGAACAACGGTTATCGTCCGCAAACCGTAGTCGGCACGCCGATCGCTGCACAGGTCGGTTCGCTGTTCGCGGCCAACCAGGCTGGCGATTACTACTACGGCGTGACCGGCTTGAACCAAGGCGGCGAATCTCAGACCGTCGTGTCGGCTCAGGTGGCAGTCGTGAGCGGTGGCGCAGTATCGCTGGCAATCGGCGCATCGGCAGGCCGCACGGAGTCGGGTTATGTCATCTACCGTGGTCGCTTGAACGGTACGAACGCGTTGACCGACCTGCGTGAAATGGTCCGCACCCCGGCATCGGGCGGCGCAACCACGACGTACGTTGACTACAACCAGGACATCCCGGGTTCGACCAACGGCTACATTCTGAATCTGTCGGAAACGGACCATGCGATCGCATGGCGCCAGTATCTGCCGATGATGAAGATCCCGATGGCGGCAGTGAACTCGCCGATCATCCCGTGGCTGCAGATGATTTGCGGTTACCTGCGTATCTCGAAGCGCAATCAGCACGTGCTCGTGAAAAACATCGTGACCAACAGCCAGCAATGGCAGCCGTTCGGCAACGCGTAATTTAGCGCGCGCTGAAGTCTGCTTGTGAAGAAGAAGGGGCCTGCGGGCCTCTTCTTTATAGACAGGAAATCGTGGAGTCCATATGCCCCAAGTTCTGAATCGCAGCAAAAACGCAAGCACGCTCATCAACGGCGTTGCTTTCTCGAAAGTCGCAAAAGGCATGCTGAGCGAGGAAATCTCGCAAGAGCAGGCGGACTACTTTCTGAGCATCCCAAGCTACGTCGCTGTGAAAGCGGCTGCGCCAGTCCCGCCAGTCCCTCCCGTCGCGCCGAAGCAACCCGCCGACCCGGTCCCTGACCCGGCAGTAGCCGCAGCCGCCGCTGCGACCGCCGAAGCTGAGCGCCAAGCCGCTGAGCAGGCTAACGCTGCCGCTCAAGCCAAGCAACAAGCCTAAGCGCCTCTCGCGCCCACGAAAGCCCGGTTCTGCCGGGCTTTTTTTGTTCGTGACTGCATTCTTTGGTCACCAAAGGAGGGCTCATGGCCTCGCAACAAACAACCGCACTTTTCCCAGACCAAGCAGCCGCAGTGCTTGACTTGCGCGCACAGCTTGGACTTGGCCCCGCAAACTACATCAACATGGCCGCGCTGACTGACTCGATGGTGTGGGACAAACTCGTCGCCGCTGAAACCGAGTGCGAACGCCTGCTAAAAACGTTCTTCAGCACCGTGCAGGTCATCCCGGATTTGGCTACGGATGCTGAGATCGCCGCGCTCGAAGCCGCTGGCACGCGCTACATCACAATCGCTGGCTTCGACTATGACCCGGCACTGTTCCAGGGCGATCGCTGGGGCTTGATGCGCCTGCCATATCGCCCGGTCCAGCAGGTCAATTCGGTGACTATCGCGTTCCCGGCACCCTTCCTACAGAACTACACGGTTCCCGGCGAGTGGATTCGCATTGACCGGAAAAACGGCGACCTGAATCTGGTTCCGACAACCGCCGCAGCGACAACTCCCGTCGGCGCTTTCGCTCTCGTCGCGATGGCCGGATCGATTACGTATCCCCAGGCAATTCAAGTTCGCTACTCGTGCGGCCTCTCGAATTCGAGCGGCCAGGTGGTGACGAGCTTCGCGCAGCACTGGGACGATCTTGTTGACGTGGTCAAGCGCATCGCCATCTCGAAGATCCTGAAGATGATGATGCTGCCGCAGTCCGCATCTATCTCGGCGGACGGCCTCTCTCAATCGAATTCGTTCAATTACAAGGCGTGGCAGGACGACATCAACGAGACACTGTTCGGACCCAAGGGCTCGAACGGCGGCCTGTTCACGTCCATCCACGGCATCAACGGCAGCGTACTGGGATAAGCCATGGGAATGTCATTCAGTGTAGGCGCGTTCAACCAGTTCCTTGGTCAGAGCGGGCAGGTCGGGCAGCAATACGCTTGGTATCAATCGGCTGCATGCCCATGCGCGGACCCGTACTCAGGCCAAGCCGATCCCGCGTGCCCGATTTGCCTGGGTAAGGGAAAGATTTATCCGGCGACGCCGGTCAACGGCGTGGCCGCGCTCGCCGGCCAGAACTCCCAAAAGGCTTGGATGGCTTCCGGCCAGTATGAGACTGGCGACCTCGTGCTCACGATTCCGCAGGCCACGCCGATCTATAGCATGGGGCAGTGGGACCGCGTGACCGCTCTGAACACACAGCAGGTATTCAGCCTCGTCCTTACCGCAGGGAGCCCCCTGGAGAAGCTGTGGACGAGCGTGATTGGCCTCACGAAAGTCTTCTGGATTAACGATGGCGCGCTGCTTATCGGCGACCTGCCGACGGTGAATCCGGACGGAACGATCAACTGGAGCGCTTCCCCCGTGGCCCCGCCTGCTGGTACGCAGTACACGATTACGGGCACGAAAATGCTCGATTACTACTGCTGGGGCATGTACCCGACGAACCGGAATTTTCAACAGGGCTTGCAACTGCCGCGTAAGGTCGTTCTGCGCGACTGGGACCTCTTCAGCCGTTAGCCTTCCGACATCCGCTTCATGGCCTCTCCGATCGCCGCGGTCGCGAGAGGCTGCATTTGCTGGGCGACCTTCTGCGCGATGTGCTTGCCAGGCACGGGCTTCGTAATCCATCCAGCCGATCCTTCGGCCATCACGCGGAACGTCAAATACGAGCTTCCGCCCGACGATTCCTTCATGCGCACCATTCCCGAAAAGCGCCTCTGCTCTTGCGCCGATAGTCCGGCCGCCTTCAGGTCTGCGCGCGACAGTTTCCCGCCCCATTGGTAGTTCGCCTTGGCGACCATGAACGTCTTCTTTGATGCGATGTTCGAGAGGAACGGATTCTGAACGGGATTGGAAGACATGCCGCTCGTCGGCGAGAGGATCACGTTCTCGCCCGACTGCCGCGCGCCAATGCCAGTGACCTCGGACGGAATCATCTCTTTGGCTAACTCGTAGACGCTCATGGGCATCGCGGGCGCGAGCGCGTCATTGCCGGGCGTGTTCTGGCGCATCGGGATCACAAGGAAGCGCCGACCTTTCTGCGATATGCGGACCTTCGTGCTCGTGTTGAGCATCAACTTCAGATCCTTCGGGGGGCGTCCCTCCTCAATTTCCTGCGCGAACTTGTAGTCGCTGTAGACCTCGGCGTTCAAGTCGTCAAGCATCCGGACCTTGATCGACTGGATGTACGGGGCCTTTTCTCCCTGCCATAGGCGAGCGCGCGCAACCGACTCTTTCCAGCGGAATGCGGTCTCGCTGGCGATGGCTCGGACGGCCTGCGCGGCGAGCGGGAATGTCGCGCCATTGATCAC